TCCAGCTTTGTCATACCTTCCAAGCCTGTGAACTCAACACCCTTACCCATTAGTAAGTCAAGTTGGTGTCCTCCACCCTTAATGGCACCATCCATAGTAGCTAGTAGGTTAGCCCCACGCTCACCCTTCAATTCAGGTACAGCTTCACCCATAGCAACTTGTAAACCCACAGTATTCTTAAACTGTTGTTCACTGAATTTAGCCTGACCCTGAGATACTGATTGTGCCAAAGAAACTGTAGCTCTTAGCATCTCTTCCTGACGTCCACTCATGTTGTTTCTAGCTACAGCCCCACCTATTAGGTTAGCAAATCGTTGCTGTTCACCCTCTTTAAAGGTTCCCATACGTTGTAGCATAGCACCATCTGTAGCGACTTCTGTAGGGTCAATATTATAGGCTCTACCAAACCTCTGTACTGCTGTGGTGTCCTTGTCTAAGGCTTTTAAGTCCCCAGTAGTACCGCCGGATATGATTGCTTTCTGGTGCAGAGCCGTATCCAAAGTATCATAATACTGGGCTTCGCCTAGCTTATAATTATGTCTTCTAAGCTCGCCATCTACTTGACCACCTACAGGATAACCGCCTTGCAGAGCTACAGAATTAGTAGCCTTCTCCTGCTGTCTTAGTAGGTCAATGCCAGATGTAGTATAATTCCAATAGGAATTGAACCCTGCGATAGCCCCAGTTGCACCTATGGCTCCAGCCGCACCATGTACAAACCTTCTCATACCTGGATCCATTTGGTGCATATTATTTATACGGTTTGCATGGTTTTGTCCACGATTACGCTCATCTTGTAGTCGCTGTACAGTTGCTCTCATTACATTGAGGTCAGCCTCTAGAGAAGATACATCAGCCATAGCCTTCTTTAACTCATCTGAGCCTTTATATGCCTTAAGTGTTTCTTGGGCTTGGTCTAGCTTGGTTCTGTGATACTCCTGTATGATGGGGCTAGATTGGTCACCCCACCTATTACCGCCCTCGGCATTACGTAATGCTTGTTGACGCTTACGTACTTGCTCTTCTAGGTCTTTTAGCTTTTTATGTTCCTTACTGTCTTTCCTCTTAGCGTAGGTTTCTTCCATCTGAGCTAGCTTTTGCTGATGGGTAGCATGGGCTTGTTCAAGCTCCCTAAGAATACGCCTGTATACCTGTACTTGACGTGGGGATAAAAACCCGTCCTGCCTACGTTCCCCTTGGTCTGCCATGTCCCCTAGTTTGTCCACTTGTCTTTCTACTTCCCGTAAACTTCGGACAGCTTCCCTAGTATCAGCACCAACTTTTATATTAACATCTTTCTTAGCCATGGACTACACCTCCTTCCACTCATCCTCGTCATCAAGATTCATAGGAACGTTCTTATCGACCATGTCTTCGTTCCCAATGGTTTGAAAATCTTCTTCGGAGGAGTTTTCGCCTACAATGTCGCTATCGTCTTCCTCGTCCTCTGCATTCCATTCTGCATCAAAATCATGGTCTTCAAAATGTTCTTGGTCAGCTAATGGTAGCCTGTGTTCCTTGTCCACTATTTCCTCACCCTCAGGCACTTCATACCCATCTGTATTAGCTTCGTCTTTATCATAATCCTCATCTCTAGTACCTTGCGGAGTTGGTGGTGGATTATCTATCAAGAAGTGCTCCCACATAAGGTCTAACTGCTCTTCAGTAAGGTCGGTATAACGAGAATCGGTGGGTAAGACCTGGAACTTTGTCTGTACCCACCACTCAAACCTAGCCTTCGGACTTTTCGCTATTTCCTTTATCGGATTCTGCTTCAGTTCTTCTACGAAAGGTATTCACCCAGTTGATATATTCTAAATACACAGCTTCCAGAATATCATAGTCTAACTCATCATCGAACACATCAAACCATGCAGGCTTACTGTCGATTACTACATCAAGAGTTGAGATGATTTGAGCTATGTTATCTGTCATTGTATCTAGTGGCACAACACCTCCTAGCAACTGAGCCTTGATAACACCAACCTGTAGACGTTCCATCTGTGATGGGTGGTGTACTACAAAAGAGCCTACGAATTTAGGGTTATACTCATGAAAGTCTACTTGAAATGTATAAGTTCTACGCTTACCTTGGTTGACCTTCTGTAATGTTTCATCTGGACGTAATGTCTTTAGTACGTGTGGTTGTATCTCTGCCATTGTGATTCCTCCTAATAGGTTATTCATAAATAAAATAGGGGCATGGAGTATTTAAAAATACCCATGCCCCCTATTATGATCTTTATTATTTAGCGTACAAGTACGTGAAAGTAGCGTTTTCCCCTGCAATAGAGTTAACACGGAATGTCTCACGATATGTGACAATAGTACATCCATGATACGAACGGACTATCTTTCCAGTGTACTTATCTACTACTTCAATGGTGATAATGTCCTTCTTCAGAACTTCCTCACCAATAGATGCTAAACCTGCCTTAGCTAGGTCTTTTAGACGGACGAAGAATCGTTCCATGTTTAGAGACCCCTCATAGCGGTTGTTAACATGTTCCTGTGGCATGATAGAACCGATTTCATACACACCTTCCGTACCGAAGGAACGCTCACCATCTAGACCCTGAATACGACCTATGATAGTAGCTCCGACACGGATATTAATAGTGTGACCAGAGTGTACGGACTGCTTTACTGCTGTTGTCATCTATCGTCACCTCCCTATTATACTTCCTCACTAGTACCAATAACGCTATCTGGTACGAAGTGAGAAGTGATAAGCACGAAGTTGATAGGCTCAACTGGTGCTACCTCATAGTCCACGTAGACTACAGAGCCTGCGAATCGAACTACGACATTTCTGTATGCTGTAATATCCCCGTCTTTGATAGCTTGTTCTAGGACATCGATAGCCTTAGTTTCCACCGCAGAAGCAGTAGCACGTAGACCCTTCTTACCTACGAACGAATCTTCCATAGACTTACGCATAGTATCAGACAACTTATCAGAACCACGTCTAACCGAAATCTCCCTGAAGAGTGGGTTGTTTGGTCCCATATAAGTAGTTACCCCCTGTACTAAGCGGATTGCACCGTTCTGTACTCTCTCAAGTACGCAAACCCCTGAATTGATTAACTCATCAATGGCTGGGTCACCTGCAAGTAGGTCATTCTCTAATCCAATTAGATTGAAGTAGTCAAATGTTACTGGCTCGGAAGCATCAACCCCACATACACGTCCAGCTATCATAGCAGCAGTAAAGTAAGGAGCTAAAGCAACCTTGCCATTAGAGATACTCTTATGATAGATTCCTGGATATGCAAGTACTGCACGTGAGCTATTCAACATAGAAGCACGTTGCTTAGTTCTTACTACTGTCTCCCCTACAGCTCCACCAGTAAATAGCATTTGCTTTTGCTGGCGTTGTTCCATTTGCTGTACATGAGTCAATGCTTCAGCATGGATAGCCTCAGAGTCAGATAGGATTATTAGTATGTCAGAGAACTGCTTCTTAACAGTGTTAAGATAGCTAGACCATGAAGTAGGAGCAGTACCCTTAGATCCACCTGCTAAATAGTTGTAATCAAAGTTAGCAAGGGTGCCTGTTACTTCTGCTGTAATTAGTTCAGAGTACTTAGCAGTCTGAAGCTTAATATCACCATTTACAGCCTTCAAGGTTACAGGAGCAGTCTTGATATTTGTTTGTACTAAGGCATCTAAAGTCTCGGACAGTAACTCTGAGTTTTTACCATAGTCTACAAAGCTAACATCATATCCAGACAAGCTGTTTATGTGTCTAACAATGTCCTCAATAGTAGCAAAACGAGAGTTAGTTAGGTCTAGAGAAAGGTCAGTAACAGCACTAGCTTGGTCTGCCCCAACTTTAGTTTCAAGTAAAGTAGCCTTACCAGCAGTTACAGTTACGATGACACCTGCGTAAGCACTAGCACCAACATACTGGATGTTGAAAGTAGCTCCTAGGTCGTCATATGTTTCCATTTGTTCTGTGTCCCAACGGTAAGTGGTAATCTTCTTAGTTCCAGCAGTAGTTCCGTTTTCCAACTTAACTTGGATACGGTTACCACCATCACCGAAGTCCTTAGCATCAATCTTAACTCCACCTACTGTTTTAGTAGCTTTTGCAGTAGCATTGGCAACAATAAGACCAACTACACTAGCTCCACCGCCACCCTCAGGTATAGGAGAAAACATTAGTTCAGCAGCAGTGACTAGGTCTCCACCGCTTAATTGATTACGTACTTCAGTAGCATCGGTAAACCATAAAACCTTACCAGACTCACCTGCATCTGCTGTACCAATCATAATAGGAGTGTTTAAACTACCTCCTGATACGACAGTGGTTTGTGAAGCATCTGTAGCATCATAGGCACCTGGATGTGTGATTCTACGTCCATTAAATACAACGCCATATTGGTTTTGAGCCATCATTAACACCTCTCTTGTTTAGTAATTCCTAGCCTAGATATTTATCTAGTATTGCTTGCCACTCATCCTTATCCATCCACTCTTTACCTCTGGCTAGGGCTTTAAGTCCTGCCTTCTGCATCTCATCTAGATGAGTTGCATGTGCCATAGTGAACTCGTTGATATGGATTCTGCGTGGAAAAGCTATAGGTTCCAATTCCTCTATTTCTTTTACCTCTTCTACAACCTTAGCTACTAATTTTTTATTAGCCATCAGTCATCACCTCCATTATCAAAGCTGTCCAAATACTCAATTTGGTTAGTCTCCACACTGCTTATATATTGCACTTCTTCCTCTGGAGTAGATACTACGAACTGACACCAGAAGCTTAATGCACGTCTATAAACGAACTCTGGGAAGAAATTAGGGGCAGGTTCAAAGTCAGCACCACTAAGCCTTTGATTAAATAGGTCAGTACCCTCAATAAGGTCTCCCCTACCACTAAGTAGTGCCCATTTAAGTATATGGTATAGCTCTACTACTAAATCCCCATTGTTAGCCCAACATTCTAACCTGTAGTTGGATTCATATATTACCTCCATCTGCTCTTGTGCAGTATACTTGTAGGTATATGTTACTGTGAAGGTGTCAGTGGGTTCCACATCACTATGAATTTCCAGTATACCTTTATCAGGCTCTAATTGATATTCATAGGGGTCTAGTTCAATACCTAGCTCATTGTGTACCACCTTGGATACTTCATAAACTGGTATTTGGGTCAGCTTTACATATGGATTAGAGTCTGATTCGAGAGATAACCCCTCGGTTAGTTCTCTTATATCTATGTCTACAGATTCCCCAGCATTTCCTAGACCATCTTGTGTTTCCTCTTCACCTGACAGGAGTATACAGATACAAGGTAATTCAGCAGATGTTCTTGGGTATCCTTTGATGACTTTGATAGGATTGTTTTGAAGATAGCTTTTAAGCCTATCCAACCTAACTTGACTTGTACCCAAAACTCGGTCAACATGGTTTGGATTAGTCTTCAAGTATGCTAGCTTACTTTCTATCAACTCACTTAAATAATCTTCGACTATCGGTATCATCTATTATCACCTCTTATCGTTACCTAATGCGTA